CGCTCAACTCGGAGTCGCGTCAGGGGGTCTACAGCCAGCTCCCCAAGACGATCTCCCAGACCGCCTTCCCGTCTCCGCGCGGGAACATCCTGGAGGTCGACGTCGAGGAGTCCTCCATCAAGGTGTTCCTGCTCGATGGCGGTGCGTTGCGGGAGATGGAGCGTGACCCGGGCGAGGCGTTCCTCGTCGCCTGGAACAAGTCCACCCGCGCTGCCATCCAGACCCTGCCCGTCACCGGCGCCGGGCTGGCCCTGGACGGCAAGGCGATGGTCCTCGCCATCGACGTCACCGCTCGGCTCAACGCCAGCAAGGACGTTCCCATCGTCTTCGCTGGCGCGACGGTGGGTGCCAACCTGACTGCGGCGGAGATCCGTGACCAGATCAACGCAGCGGTGGGTGAGGACGTTGCCACCCTTGTTGCCGAGGGTGGCGACAATCGCGTCATGATCGCCTCTTTGGCGTACGGCGCACGTTCGTCGGTCACCATCCGTGCAGGCGGTTCGGCCAACGCTCTCCTGGGCTTCGCAGCGGCCAACGAGTACCGCGTCGAGGGCTCGGGCTTCCGCGGCCAGGACCAGGCCAACAACACCACGGTGACCCCGTGGATCGAGTGGACCCGCGGCGCGTACGTGGTGACCGACGCGACCCCCACGACCACCACGTCGACCACTTTCCCGGCCATCACGGGCGTGACTGCCGGTTTCGGTCTCATCGACCACGACGGCGTCTTCGCCAACACGGCAGCGGCGGCCCTCGTCTTCACCGGCGCCGGGTCGATCGACCTCAAGGTGGGGGACCAGTTCTACGCGGACGGGGCTCTCCCCAGCAGCGCGAGCGTCAAGAAGGTCGAGGCGGCTCGCTTCAAGCTGGGCACGCTGAATCCGGTTCTCTCGGTGATCTCGGACGGCAAGGTCATCTCGGCGGTCTATGACGACGCCTATGTGGCCACGCTGTTCGCTGCGGCGCCCTTCTCGCCCAAGTACGCCTGGTTCCGTGCCCGCAACCTGAAGGCCAACGCAGCGGCCACGGCTGCCAAGGCCACCGGCGCAACCTCGGGCGTCTCGGCCACCCAGGCGATCATCGAGTCCGGCGCAGTGACGGTCCCGGCCAACCTCAGCGGCCTCACCTTGATCTTCGTGATCACGGTAGACGGTGTGGAGCTGGACGAGGAGACCTTCACCTTCAGTGCCCCTCCGTTCGCTTCCGTGGCGGCCATCGCTACGGCCATCACGGCCGCCTTCCCGGGCGTACTGGTGGCGGCGGACAACGGCGGCAACCTGAAGATCGCGACGGTCAAGACTGGCCAGCTGCAGGCCCTCACCCTGAAGTCGACCTCCACGGCGTTGTCGGCCCTCAACTTCCCGACGGGCAACGACATCAGCGATACCGGCACGGACGTCGAGTTCGTGGACACCGCTGCTGCCCTGACCACGGTGGCAGACCTCGTCTTCCCGCTCACCCTGGGCGGCGCCGGTGAGACCCTCCTGATCAAGAAGTCGACCGATGGTGGCGCGACCTACCCGTCCACCGCCACCCACACCTTCTCCACGCCTGGACCTTTCGCCAACATCGCGGCGCTGGTGGCCGAGCTGACTGCGGGCGCGTCCTGGGGTGGTGCTGGTCCGACCGCTGCGGGCCTGGCCATCAGCAACGTCGGCAACAAGCTGGTGATCCGGAGCGTGGCTCTGGGCTCCCTGATCGCTCTGCAGGTGGACGGCACCTCGACCTCCATCGGTTCCGGTGCATCGGACATCCGCTACACCGCCAGCCAGACCGACATCGGTGAGGACGAGCTTACGGGCCTGGCCCTGCGCTTCCAGCTCAACGACCGTCCCAAGACCTACGAGGCGATCTTCACCTCCAACTCGCTGCTTGATGCAGTCGACGCCATCAACGCGGCTGTCGGCTTCCCGGTCGCGGCTGCGGGCGGCGGCGCCGAGGAGCAGCTGGTCCTCACCTCCACCCTGAAGGGAGCGGCGTCCAAGCTCCGCATCCTGGTGGACACCGCCGGCAAGCAGGCCTCCCGCGCCTTCGGTTTCGGCGACACCGAGACCGTCGCCACGGGCACTGGCCGTCCGGACCCGGACCTGCAGCTCGACATCTCGGGCTCGGTGGTGCTGGGAGCGGAGATCCTTCGCTCGCCCATCACCGGCACGCCATTCAACCCGGGTGACGCCGACACGCACATCCAGTACACCGGCCTGCGCAAGGACGTCTCCCCGTCCGCCCAGAACCCGGCGATTCTGAACCTGTCGGACGTCAACACGCTGCAGAACGTGTTGAACCCGATCAACGCCAACAACCCGCTCGGCCTGGGCGTCTTCTTCATGATGATCAACGCGCCCAACCTCAACTGCACCGCCATGGGTGTGGACGAGGCGACGGCCGCGGCTCCGGAAGGCACGCTGACCGCCTACACCAAGGTGGCCAACTTCCTGGAGAGCCAGGAGGTCTACGCCATCGCGGCGCTGACCCACGACGAGACCGTGGCCCAGATGTTCAAGGCCCACATCGAGCTGATGTCGTCACCGGCCCAGAAGGGAGAGCGGATCCTCTTCTTCTGCCCGCTGGTGCCGGATCGCGCGGTGCCGGACGTCGTGGCAGCGAGCCTCAACGGCGAATCCACCGCCAGCACCAACGAGTTCATGCTGGACGTCAACCCGGCGGCCGGCCTGAACTCGCGCGGTATCAACACGGCGGTGGAAATCCCCCTCAGCGAGGATCTCTACCTGGAACTGTTGATCACCACCGGCAGCGTTCAGGAGGTGCGCAGGTACTCGGTGAAGACGGTCAACAGCACGCTGCTCACGTTCCGGACCACCTTCAGCAACACCGAGAACCTGGACGGCTTCTACACCGCCACTCCGCTGACCGAGACCCTGGTCAACGCCGACTGGACCCTGGCTGTTCGCGGGGAGAAGCTGGTGATCCCGGGCTCCAGCCCGGCCCTGCCGGACAAGCAGAAGATCGCCGAGACCGTGGCTGCCAAGGCCACGGCCTACAAGCAGCGCCGGCTCTACTACGTCTTCCCCGACAAGGTGAAGGCGTCGATCGGCGGTCTGGAGGCGGTGCTGCCTGGCTACTACATGTGTGCGGCCTACGTCGGCCTCGTGGCCGCCCAGCCGCCGCAGCAGGGCTTCACCAACTTCCCGGTGGCGGGCTTCACCGGAGTGGTCGGTTCCAACGACTACTTCTCGGTGCGGCAGCTCAACGTCATGGCGGCCGGCGGCACCTTCATCGTGGTGCAGGACGCGCAGGGAGCCCCGCTCAGCTGCCGTCACCAGCTGTCCACCAACATGACGAGCATCGAGACCCGGGAGCTGTCGATCACGAAGGTGGTCGACTTCGTGTCGAAGTTCAAGCGCGTGGCTCTGCGCAACTTCATCGGCACGTTCAACATCACCCAGCCGTTCCTCGACCAGCTGTCCACGGTCATCCACGGCACGAGCCAGTTCCTCATCGAGCAGGGCGTCCTGATCGGTGCGGACCTGAACAACCTGATCCAGTCCAAGGACGCGCCGGACACGGTGCTCATCGACGAGACGCTCGACGTCCCGTACCCCTGCAACTACATCCGGCTGACCCTGGTCCTCTAAGGCAGGTCTGGCCGGTTAACCCTTTCGACAGAACGATAAGGAGCGATCATGGCTGTCAACGCACTCTTCAACCAGAACCTGGGCAAGCTGCGGTCTCGTTCGCAGCACGGAGACCAGCTGGCGAGCGTCCTGGTCGAGATGTTCGACGAGCTGGCCGCACGTGGCGTGGTGTCTCCCTTCGTGAACAGCGGCGTCATCCCGTCCGCACGTCTGAAGATCGCCACCATCCCCACGAACACCAACACCGTGGTGATCGGCGGCCACACCTTCACGTTCGTCACCACCCTGGGCGCCGCGGCTTCCAACACGCAGATCGAGATCGGCACGGCAGCTCAGGCCCGCACCGACCTGCGCGACGCCATCAACGGCACCGCCAACGCTCGCGTGGTACAGGCCATCACACCGTTCGCCGGTCTCATCGTCGCGGACGCTCCTGTCGACACCGACAAGGTCCGCATCCGGGCGGCCAAGACCCGTGGGGGCGCTGCGGTGGCGAAGGCCAAGGCTGACGCCAACATCGCTGTCTCCGAGACCCTCGCCGACGCTGCCGATGTCTGGAACTGCGCCAACCTCAACGAGCAGGGCAACGCGGTGGGTGTCGAGGCGTCCTGCATCAGCAAGCTCACCATCACCACCGCCATGATCACGGCAGGCAAGGTGGCAGTGGAGCTGCCGTTCACGCCCGACTCCTTCGTGCCGTACTGCCTCACCTCGACCGGCGCCACCCGGGCCTTCTCGGACACGATCGCCATCGTGGGCAACTCGCTCCTGATCACGCTCGGCGGCGGCGCGTCCCCCAACATGCAGGACGGCGACGTCCTCACCATCTTCGCGTCGACCTAGTCAGCGGGCGGTGAGCGCTGGTGGTTCTGGCTTGATCGTTCAGTAGAAGGAGATCTCACATGTCGCTCTCTGGATGGAAGCCGTACAGCCGCTACGTGCAGGGCGGCATGAACGACGGCCAGTTCCTGTCGGCTGCGTTCACGATGGTGGCTGCGGGGCCTCCCCGCTTGGCCAACATCGGCGGCAGCACTGCCGTGGCAGCGGCGCTCTCGGGAGGCGGAGCCGCGAAGGACTTCGCCTACCCGATCGGCGTCGTGCAGAACATCAACCTCTCGCACAACCGTGCCTTCGCTCGCTTCTGGGAGCTGGGCTCCGAGCGGTCCTACTTCATCTCGGGCCGCACGGTGGGGCAGCTGCAGCTGAGCCGCGTCCTGTACCACGGGCCGTCGCTCCTGCGCGTCCTCTACGCCTACTACCAGGACCTGCTACCCCCGACCATCGTCCCCTTCGTCTTCCCCAACGTGGGGCCGGCGACGGTGGCGAACCCCCACAACGTCAAGATCCCGGCCGGCTACGAGAACCTCTTCCTCAACCTGGCCTCCGACCTGTTCGCACAGCCGATGGGGATCCTGCTCTACTTCCGTGACTCGAACGAGGACACGGTGGGCGCCATCTACCTGGAGTCGAGCTACGTGCCGTCGCACACCATCGCGACGGACGCGGGCGGCACGGTCATCCAGGAGAACGCGGCCATCCAGTTCGAGCGCGGCGTGCCGGTCGCTGTCAGCGCCCTCGCCCTCATCGGCGGCGGCATCGACATCGGCATCACCATCTAGTCGATCAGGTGAAGGAAGGGACTACCATGCACGCCGATCTCGCAAAGGCTGTCTTCCAGCGCTGGGATGCAGGTCTCCCGGTGCCGGAGGGCACCCTCTACAAGGCAGCCGAGGCCGTGGGGATCGATCCCATGTCCGCGCTGCTCGAAGCGCGGTTCTTCACGCATCTCGATCGCGGGCTCCTCAAGATGGCCTCCGGTCAAGTGCCTTCGAAGGAGGAGGTCCAGTTCATCCTGGCCGGGGCGGGCTGGGATCAGCTGGAGAAGACCGCGTCGGCCTACTCGCTGCCGCCCCTGCCCCTGGCTCTCCGTACCCTGGAGGGCCGGGGCTGGGTCCCCGAGCTGGAGAAGATCGCCCTGATGATGGGGGCTCCGGAGGAGATGGAGGGGATGGACCCGGAGGCAGCGATGCTGATGGGTCAGGACCCGAGCGGCGGGCAGATGCCGCCGGAGATGGGTCCTCAGCCGGGTGCGCAGGTCCAGCAGCAGCCCCAGGCCCGGCTGCGCCCGACCCCCACGGCACCGCTGCAGATGGCGGCGAGCCCGGAGGGCAACATCGACTCCATCCTGGCCGAGGCAGCTGCGATGCAGCAGGCCCAGCAGGGCCAGGACGGCGGCCAGCCGGGCGCGGCGGGTGGAGAGGGTGTGGGCGGCCAGGGAGGCATGCCGATGGGCGGCGAGCCCATGCCGGAAGGCGCGCAGGGCGGGCCCTCCCCGGAGGAGAAGCTCACGCAGGTGGCCCCCAACCTGGACCCGAGGCTCATCCCTCGGTACGCCCAGGCACTCCAGCAGGTCGAGGACCAGGTCGGCCAGCCGGTGCAGGACCCCAAGCAGATCATGAAGCTGATCGAAGCCCTGCAGAAGGCTGACAGCAAGATGATCGACCAGGCCATCAAGGACGTGGCCGAGCAGCAGGCTCAGCAGGCCCAGAGCCAGACGCTCGGTGCGCCCAAGCCCTTCGGCACCCCGGCAGGCGCCACGGCGGGCCCCAAGCCGCCTGGCGGTGGTGGCGGGGGTCAGTCGCCAGCTCCCCAGGAGTCCCTCCCTCCGGAGGCCATGAGCAAGGTGGCACGGGCGGCGGGCATCCTGGCGCACATGCGTTACTTGCCGATCTCGGTCGGTAGGTAGCCCCTTCGTGCGGTCGGCCGTCCCCTCTGGCGGCATGAAGGGTGGCCCCTCGTCCGGCCTAGTCCCCCGGGCGGGGGGCCTTTTTCTTACCTAGGACTCCAGAGGATCTTCCATGGACGGCGTGACGGAAGCAGCCAAGGTCGCCAAGGAAGCCGTGCCACTGGTCTCGCAGCAGCCCATGGCAACTGCGCTGGTGATCGTAGTCGTCTTCGCCCTCATCGTCATCGGTGTGGCGGTCTACGTCATCCGCAGCCAGAGCAAGACCGGCGACAAGATGGCGGAGGCCATGACGAAGCTCTCGACTGCTGTGGACGTGCTCTCCAAGGCCAGTGAGGGTATGGTCAAGAACCTCGACTCCCTTCCTACCATCCGCGAGCACATCGCGGTGATCCGGGAGCGTCTCCGGACTCTCAACGAACACGAGGAGTGATCCATGTGGGCCGCGATTGCCCTGCTGTGTGCCCTCGGGGGATCCTTCGTAGTACTGCTGGTTGTGGCGGTTCATGCCATGCGCCAGCAACGTAGCCGCACCGCCCTCATGATGCTCGTGAGCGGGGACTGCCAGAACTGCATTCGTCGGGGGTTCTGTCAGTACGCCAACAACGATCCGTACGACGATTCCGTAGTATGTCCTCTTGCCCGCGCTCTAGCGCTGAAGGAACGGATCGATAGGCTGGGAGCGTAGCGTGCCGGCCGTCATCATTGCCTTCGTGATCCTCTTGGTCGCCATCGGCCTTCTAGTCGTCACCATCATCCGTGCGGTAGCGGCGAAGCGGCGGCAAGAGGAATACCTCGATTCGGTGGAGCAAGACCTCACCGGCCGCTACCGTACGACGAGGAAGATCCATCGCATGGTCCATGGCCGTAATCCGCCAGGCTGGAACACTGAGCAGTTCACAGCGTCGAGAGGCAAGCGGAGATGATGGTCGCATCGTACGCGTTGTGGGGAGCGGCCACACTTGCAGGAACCATCCTGGTAGTCCTGCAGTTCCACCGGTGGTGGGCGCGTAAGCGTCCAGAGTCCGCTGCCTTCGGCGTGGCCTTGATGGTACTGACGGTGGTCGCTTCGTGCCCCCTCTGGGCCCACCTACTCGACGAGCGCAATCGCGGCTTGATCCGGCACGGTCTGGCCGGCAGCTCCACGCTCTGCTTCGTCCTCCTCTACGTAGCCCACTACCTGGGTTGGCGGATCGACTCAGGTGATGGCTAAGAAAAGAGGAAGGCCCTCCTGAACCCGAGGTATCCAGGAGGGCCTTCGCGGCGTGGCGAGGAGTCGGAGGCAACCGGCAACCCACAACACCGACAGGAAGCCTATAGGCTACTGCCCCCGCCTGTCAAGCCTCCGGAGCCAGGGCTCCTTCGCCGCCGCAGCACGTCCGCCCGCTCTGCCACGCGCGCCCGCCACTGCTGAACTTCAGCGAGGAAGGCCGGGGGGAACAGGCTCGGCTCCGAAGTACGGCGATCGAAGTCGTAGAACTTCGACTCGACCGCCCAGAAGCCGGTGCGATCGTAGGACAGATGGTAGTGCGCGAGGTGCTCGGTGGTGAGCGGGTCCCTCGCGCAGCTGTAGACGCTGGCTCGCACCAGCCACACGTCACTGCCGTTGGTGTGGAAGACCGGGCAGGACCACGTGACACCTGGCGTCTCCGTGGATAGCAGCCTGATCTCCTCGATGAGGAGCTTCTTAACCGTGGAGTTCATGATCAGCTCGGCAGGCTGCCCTCGGAAGGCCCGGTCTGCATCAGCCGATCTGCATGCAGCTGGCTGCGGATGACGTTGAAACGCTCGTAGTCCTTCGAGTCGAGGTAGGCGAAGCCAGCGAAGATGGGGACCTCGGCCATCTCGGGCGGCAAGTTCATCGTGGCTCGGTGCGTGGCCGAGACCTGGTGCTTCTTGTAGCCGAAGAACATGAGGGGATCGTTGTCGTTCAGCTCCTTCAGGAGGCCCTCGGCGTCCGCGACCAGCAGCTTCACGGTCGCCTCATCCTTGCCGGCGGTGAGCATGAACTGGTTGAGCGCGCCTTCCTTCAGGGCGTTGGTGATTGCGACCGCCCGGCCGATGGCAGGGAAGATCATGTGCATCATCTTGCTGCCGTGCTCAGGGCCGAACTTGGCGAAGGCGTCCTCGGTGCTGTACACCTTCCCGTCCAGCACGTCGTTGGCCAGCCTGGTCAGCTGGGCCTCGTTCCACCTCTCGTAGGGCTTCGGCTGGTAGGGTGTCGCCAGCGCCGGCTTCTTGTCGTTCTCTTGCATTGAGTGGATCCTCCAGCCAGTTATCGATGATGAGGCTGATGAAGCGGTCCATGGTGAGTCGCTTCCCCCGGTGGCGGGAAGCTAGGGAGCGGTGCAGGAGCAGCCGCACCTCTTGATCTCTGCGAAGCTGAACAGTGTACTTGGGCACGGCTGCTCCTGCTAGGTCTACCTGCCACAGGGAACGGCTGGCCCGAAGATCAGCCGAAAGTGCCTGCAGCAGACGTAGCTCGTGAGATTGTGCCTGCCAGGGTTGATGTCGTCGTGCTGGATCTCTTCCCCAACCTTGTGCGTCGCAGGTACCTTCTCATGGCTGAGCGTCTGGCAGATCACGCAATCCTCTCCCTCGCAGGACTCGCTAACGAAGTGAAGGGGAGCCATGGTTACGGTGTCGCGACCTCGGCCAGTGGGATCCCGAAGCTCTTCACGGCGTGCCGGTTGCGCACGTCGAGCTGGACCTGCCCGGCGAGCCCCGGATGCTCCGCGATGTAGGCCAGCACCGGCCCGACCTCGCGGAAGTAGGGGAGGTTGGCCTCGCACCGCGCGTCATACCGGTCCTTGTAGTAGACGCGGATCGGTCCGTTGCCGTTGTTGTAGGCGAGGGTGCACATGCTCTCGCCGTCGTTGCTCCAGACGATGATCACTTCCGGTCTCTTGGCCATCAGGTTGCCTCCTTGATCTTAGCGCCGCCCCGCCGCAGGTACACGACGCAGGCGCCGCAAAGGTGGAACGTCTTGCCCTCAGCAGCTGAGCCGTTCACCGAGTACTCGCGAACCATCTCCTCGCTGCAGATCTGCGTCTTGGCCTCACAGCCAGGGCCCTGGGTGGTTGAGGGCGGGGTCGTCTCGGCCTCCATCACCCCTCCTCGAAGTTGAAGTAGAAGCACGTTTTTACGGTAGGTGTGCCCATGTTTTCCGCCTAACCACGTTGTGGATGGTTACTAGAGGTAACCCGTACGTCGTTGCTAGGTCCTTCTGCCGTGTACCCTCCGCAAAGGCTTGACGGATCTCTACAACCAGCTGGTCCGTAAGGCGCGCGTTTCCGTTTAACGCACCGTCATGGACTTTAGCCAAGCGACCTCTGCGTTGCGCGTCCCGCGCATTGTCCGCCGGGGTACCTAGGAGGAGATGATCCTCACGGATGCAGGGAGGATTGTCGCAGCTGTGGCGCACGACTAACCCCTCGGGTATTGGCCCTTGACGCAACTCCCACAGCACGCGGATCACCCTCCTGCTTTTGTAGTTGACAGTGATGCCTCCGTAGCCATCATCGTCACGCCACCCAGTCCAGACGTGGCAGCCCGTGTCTAGGATCTTGGTGTATTTGGCGATCCGTTGCTCCAAGGTCGGTCGAGGGTAATACCCTTTTGGCACGATCGTTTATTCCTCCTGCCAATCGAAATACCATCTAGGCAAGTGCTGGAAGCGCAAGCTCCCCCTTTTGCCGTCGCTCTTGCGTGTCACGACGACGTACGGAGCAACAAACCCCTCCACCACGAACTCCTTCTGCAACTCCTGGGTGTCCCAGACTTGACCGAAGCGCTTCTCCACTTCTTCGCGAGTCTGCGCGGCGGTGGCGTTGAGCGCGGTCGCCTCCACCTTACGGATCTCGTCGAACTCCCTCTGCTCCTGCTCAGTCATAGGTCGCTCCTTGTTGAAAATGGTCGTCTCGCACATGGGACACAGCTCAGGACGATCATTCGATGCAGAGCATGGGAAGGGAGGTTCCCGCTTCCTGGGTATGTGGTGCGGCAGCGGTAGTCGTCTCATCGGTTGCCTCCGATCTTCTACTTCGTCTTCTGCTGCTCCTCGGCGTAGTTCTCTTGGTAGATCTTCGCCCTCAGGTAGATCATCGCCCACTGCAGCGCGTGGCCGAAAACCATCAGACACTTCGCGAGAACGATCCTTCGCACACTCACCTCCGATGCTTGGTGCAGTAGTAGTCTGGGGAAGCCCACTTCACCCAGACTCGACAGCCAGGATGCCTGCAGCGCGCGTGGGTCGGCGTAGGCATGTGCCAGACGCACAAGATCCCGTTACCGCACACGCACCGCCCACCATCCCAGGCCACGTCACTTCTCCGGCATCGTGTTGCGGATGTACTCGAAGGCCCGGCGAAGGGCTCGGGCTTCGTGCCCGGCCTCCTCGGTCTTCTCCAGCGCTGCCCTGCGCTCGGGGTAGCTCTTGCCCTCCTTGGCCGCCTGCAAGAGGTCGACGTTGGCCTTCTCCTCCGCTGCCCGCAGGTGGCGGCCAAGGTAGAAGAGCACCTTGTCCTTGGAAGGGGGCTGCTCCTCCGTCTTCTCGGCGGGCGCGTTGCCTCTCCTGTCGTTGATGATGAAGCTGCCGCGGTCGCGGGCTCGCTCCTCCCGGATGTCGTCTTGGCCGCTCTTGCTGCTCATGGAGTTCCTCCTCTCGGCTTGCGCCGGCTCTGTCCGTGTGTTGCAGGTACTGCGCGTCCATCAGAAGCTCGACCAACGGGTAGGATCGTTCCCGTCGTGTCGAAGTTGGAGACGTCGGGGAACTGGAAGAAGACCGTGTCGGTCTCCTTGGCAAACACTGTCTTCTGTCTGGCGGTGACGATAGGCCACCCGCGGCTGCGGGAGATCGACTCGATGGCTGCGGCGAAGCTTGTGAAGCTGTTGTCGACGAACGTCTGTTCGCCATCAGTCCCTATGAGGGAGACCTTGGGAGTGAACTCCGCGTAGACAGGGATCCGGCACCTACAGGCCTCCTCGATCATGTGCCGTGTGCCGCGACTGATGCCGTCCCACACCGCCACCAGTCCGCAATGGGGCTTGTACTTGGCCGCCTCCACCGCCATCTGGGTGTTTCACAAGATCCCGGCTCGCTTGCCGTACTTCTTCCAGTCAGGGTCGAACCGGCGAACCCGGGCCCCGTTGTTGTGCGCCCACACCTCTCCCAAGGCGTCCACACCCTTCGCCGCCCCGGAGATGACACAGGCGATGCCTGGGTGGAATCCGGACGACTCGATGGCGTTCGCCACGATGTCATACTCGGTGACCCACCTACTCCCCGCCACGATCACGTGCATGTCTGCCATGAGATCCCTACATCAGCACGTCGCCGAGCTGGATGTTACCTCCGACCAGACACACGGCCTTGTGGTCCTTGGAGTAGGTGACAACGGTGTGGCCGGCGTACTCGGGGTGAACGGCGAGCTGCTTCAGCACCAGCTCCAGCTCTTCCACCGTGAGCGGTGAGTCGCTGACCATGCTGAGCCCGGTCGTCGCTGCCTTCTTGGCGAAGTGAGCGGTGGCCCACGCGAAGACGGCCGCCATGTTCCCTTCCAGCTGCAGCCGTTCGGTGAGACGATGCATCATCGCCTCTCCCACCTCATCGTCCGTTGCGCTGTCTGCGATCTCCATCTCGTCCGCGATAATGAGGGTGGTGGCGTCCTTCTGCTTCCAGGTGGAGATCAACTCTTCAGGACTGACGGTGAGGTCATCCTTCTTCACCACCGCGATGATGGGCATCTGCCCGAACACCACGAAGTTCACGATCCGTACTAGACGCATACCACGGTTGCCTCCGTTGGTAGGTGGGTGATGGTAGCGCAAAAACGGCATCCCTGTCCCGGCTTTTCTGTTGGTTCTTCGCCCCGCCCCTCAGGCGAGTCGAAGTGCGCTACTCTAGGAGTCGGACCTAAAGGACAGGGGAGAGATCATGTCGAACCAGGCACCAAAGCCGTTGGCGAAGCTCACCAAGGCGATGCTGGCGGACCCGGAGTTGCAGAAGTCAGCGGTCTTCACTCTCGGCCTACTGGCCGCAGCGTCGCTGAACGACTTCGGACAGGTGGGCTTCTACGTGGACCCGGCGGGGATGATCAACATGGCCCCGCTGGCAGAGCTAGCACTGGACGCTGTCGACGAACAACAGGCGATGCTGACTCTGCTTCAGCGGGGCTATACTGACGATCGGATCATCACCTACCTGAAGGGGAGGCAGGCGAGGAGGGACAGTCTGGCTACGGAGCCGTGGACGGGGACTTCTTCACCGGCCCCTTCCCCCGAGCCTTCGGAGCCGGCTTCTGCTCCTGAGCAGGCGGAGGAGAGAGGTACGCTTCTGCTCGGAGATCCTTGGGATTCAGTGCCTCCGGCTTGACGACTCCGGCCTTCGGCCCTGGCTTGCGGCCGATCTCCTTTGGCTTCTTGGCGGCGTCGAGCTTCTTGGCCTGAGCCCGCTCCTGCTTGACCTTGTCCTCGGCGGCCTTCTTGGCGGTAGCCTCCTGCTCGGCCTTCTTGGCCGCCTCCTGCTCCTCCCGAAGCTTGGCCTTGGCGAGCAGCTCATTCTCGGCCTTCTTGCGAGCGCGCTCCTCGTCCGCAACACGCTTCTCCTCGGCTCTGCGCTTCGCCTCCGATGCCTGGGCGGCCAGGTAGGCCTCCCTGTTGCGCTTCTCCTCCGCCCGACGCTCCTTCTCCGCGGCCCTCAGCCTGGCCTCGGTCTCCGCCGCCTCACGCTTGGCGACGATGATCACCGCCAAGCTGGCCAACATCTGCTTCCGCCACGCACTGAATGCCTGCCCTCTCATGCGACGCATGTTGCCTCCTTTGTGGATCGTAAGGTTGTTGCTACGCTGCTCTTATCGCAACGATCTTGACGCTTTTGCACGCCCAGGCTACCGCGCGTTCTAGCGGAAGGGAAGAGTAAGCGGTAGACTGGCAGGATGAAGCTGTCGCAGAAAGACAAGCTCCGCGCTCTTCACGCTCTGCACAAGTCGGGGGTGATCTCCGATGAGCTGATGCAGCGCACGCTGGACAAGTTCGAAGGGGAGGCTCACGCAGATCACTTCCTACACTCCTCCACTCCCGAACGACGTACGAAGGTTGATTTTGTCGCGGGCAATCCTGAGAAGATCCG